GTTCAGGGCGACAAGGAAGAGAAAGAAGAATAAATAATTTTTTAACCAGAATTATTGAGTAGATTTAAAGGGGCGTGGTTGACTGCTGCGCCCTCTGTTTAAAAAACATAAAGATTAACATTTGTAAACGCCGATTTTGGCAAAACCTATTTATTTAGGTAAATTTTACAACCTGTTTAAAATCACGTTACGGGGCGGTTAAATGGTATTGCTGCCCTGTTTTTAAAAACTAAAAGGAAATGATAAAATACGTAAACACAAAAGACGATTCAATAGGAGCTAGAATCATCAATGAGAATAAAATCGCAGTAGCAAGAGTGATCGAAGGTAAAAGAGTAATTGAGATTATAGAAGATGTTGACCAAATAAAGGAGATTGTTGATAAAGCGCTCCCAATTGTTCAGCACATCCTCCAGGCTCTTATAGACTTCTTTAGGTCTTTTAATCCGTTTCATACTGTTATTCGTGTGAATGATAGAGATTATGTTTATACGGAACAAAAGGCCCCGTTTAAGGCTATAGATTCAGTGTTCTATATGTGGCAAGAAGGGAATGAGTGTGATATTATATTTAGATATGAAGCCCCTCACATGCAGAAGGCAAAAAGAGAGCTTAAGAAAGAGTTGAAGTCATTAGGATACATTAAGTAATTTGCATTTTACAGCAAAAAAGCGTATCTTACAAGAGTATAAAACCCCGTTCTGATGAAAATTATTAGCTAATTTTTTATTGTAAACAGAACGGGTGTTTTTAAAGAAACTATTTTTGGTGAAATGGGATAACAGCCCCGAAAAAAGTGTTTGTTAGATAAATTTATTTTTAAATCGTGCTAAGTTCAACTATTCAGAATGATTTGTTGGGGCTGTTTTTAAAATGCCACACTAGCTCAACTGGCTAGAGCGTCTGATTTGTACTCAGAAGGTTAAGGGTTCGATTCCCTGTAGTAGCACAATAAAGATGATTTTAAATTTTCAGTGTAGAGGCAGTTGGCTGGGGGGTCGGCTGTCTCGTTTTTACAACAAGTTCAAAATGGAAAAGAAACAAGCAAGCCCTTACGAGCATAAAGATTGCACTCTTATTCATGGTTTTGATAGCCCTATTGTGTTCAAGGTGTTTATTATGCCAAATAACAGAAGTGTAAGCTTAAACTAATGGAGGACTTTAAAAAGAGAGTTGAAAAGTGGAGAGCAAGGGCCATCGAACGGCACAAGGTAGCTCAGGAGGAGAACGACAGCGAAGAATGCAACTACCAGAAAGGTAAGATTGATATTTGTGATGCGATTATTAAAGATATAGAAAATGGAAAACAAAAATAATAATACATGCCCTGAAATAGATTCTATACCTACTGCAAAATGCAGCGAATTTCCGTTCCAGTATTCAGAGAGTTTCGAGTTTTATCCAAAAAGTAAAGTTGTTGTGGATAACCTAGGTAATTACATAGGGCTGTACAGCAAAGAAGATGAATCAACTCTTAAGATTACTAAAGTGCCGAACGTAAACTTAGAAAGCATTTGCAAAGAAACAGGAAAAGCGGTATTTAAAGAAGAAAAGACTCCTTGGACTTCTGATATTGTTTCTTTTATGAATATAGGAAAGGACGTATTGAAAAAGCTGCTCAATGAAGAACAAAAAGAAACTAGCCAAACGAGGGATAAGAAAAGCACACAAAGCACTAAAGAAGATTCTGGACAAAAACATGATCGAGTCTAACAGCCTAAAGGGATTAACAACAGAGACTAAAAAGCTAGAATTGGCTAATAGTTACTTAGATGAAGCGTTTAAGATTACATGTCGAAAATGCGGAGGAAAGGCAAAGAAGTCTAAGGGCCTTGTGAATATTCACAATATAGGCACTAATGAAAAAAGCAAAGAGTTTGAGACAAAACTAGTGGACTGTAACAAGTGCGTTGATTGTGGTCACTCTTTTAAATAGGTGAAAATGGAAAATGATATTATCTACAATAGAGACTTTACAATTAACAGAGAGGAGACTATTAAATGGCGAAGAATTAAGTTTATGCTAGAATTAATCAAAAACGATACAAAACCGAAACTATGGATTTTGATAAGCTAGAACAATGCGACAAGGATGGACTAGAAGAGTGCATTCTAATAGTCACAGAAGAAAGAGGTATTGAGATGGTTAAGGCAAAAGAAATGTACGATAGTATGCAGCAAAAATAGGTGTAATAATTTCTAATGAGTAAAGGACTAAGTAAGATAAACAAGGCGCTTTGGGCGTTGATTTACGAAAACAGCTCCCCTAGCGAACCAAAGGCAAGAATAACAAAACGAGTAGAGTTAACGTATATTAGATGATATGAAGGAAGGTAGTAAACATACAGAAGAAACAAAAGCAAAGATAAGCGAGTCAATGCAGGGTTCAGCCAACAATCAAAAGTGGGATGAACCTTTTCTGCTTGATATACTTCCTAAAATGATAGCCTATTTAGAAACTGATATAGAGTCTGAAACGTCAAAGCAGGAAGAGTTTGCAGCAATCAAGACAGAGGAAGGCGAATTGACAGGATTGGAGAGTGTAAAGAGAGTAGTAAAAACAATAAAAGCACGTCCTCATTTAAAGAAAAAGGTTAGATTGCACTTTAAAATTTATGTCAGAGATTGGTTTTCTGATAGGCGAAAAAAGTGGGCAGATAACGAAACTATAATCGGATTCCTTGACGCTATAGACGATTTATGCGAAGTGAACACCTACGAAAGTGCATCAAATGGGACTACTAATGCAACTATGGCTAAGATGAATTTATCTACTCATTACGGATGGGCAGATAAGACAGAAACAGAGCAAACAGGCGATGTATCAGGCGAGGATTTAACCAAACTAACTACAGATGAACTCAAGCGCAGAATCGCAGCAGCTAAGAAATTGGGAGAAGGAGATAGCGAGGCGTGAAGAGAGGCTACTTAGAATAGAGTTAGCCAGACGTGAGTTATTAACTTATGTAGAGTTTACTAAGAAAGATTATAAGGCTAATTGGCATCATAGGCTTTTGTGTGACTATTTACAAGCTTTTATTAATGGAGAGATACAAAAGCTAATGGTTTGGATGCCTCCGCAGTATGGTAAGAGTGAGCTTACGTCAAGGAGATTGCCATCGTTTAAGTTAGGCATTCATCCGACATCAAAGATAGCAATTTGCTCATACTCTGCAGATTTAGCCTATAGTTTCAATAGAGATGTAAAGAGGATTATACAAAGTGAGGATTATCAGTTGATATTCCCAGACACAAAGATTAATGAGAAAAACGTAAAGAATAGTGCAAAAGGCAGTTTTCTTAATAATGCGAATCTCTTCGAGATAATAGACAAAGGGGGAGCGTTGAAAGCAACAGGAGTAGGTGGCCCATTGTCAGGGTACGCTGTAGATATGTTGTTAATAGATGATCCTGTAAAGGATGCGGTTGAGGGAGATTCCATTACTGACCAAGACAAGAAGTGGGATTGGTACATGAAAGTAGCCAGGACTAGATTACACAAGGATAGTCAGCAGCTAATAACTATGACGAGGTGGAATAAAAACGACTTGTCAGGCAAAATACTAGCCAATTTCCCTACTGAATGGGAGGTTCTGAAATTAGAAGCTATTAAAAAGACTCATTGTTTTATTAATCCTAAGTACACGAAGATAGTAGACCCTAGGGAATTTGGTGAAGCGTTATGGCCAGAACGACATAGTAAAAGTGATGTGTTAGCAACAGCAAAAGCAGACCCTAGTACGTTTGATGCCCTTTACCAACAAGACCCTAGGCCTAGTAAAAATAGATTATATGCAACAGGCTTTGATTATGAACGTATAGTTAGGAAGATAAGTTATAAAAAAAGCTTACCTTTACATTATACGGTAGATTTTAATTCAAGTCCTTATATGTCAGGGCTAGTCGCTCAATTAGAGTATATTGAAGATGGTTTTTGGATGGGGCATGAAAACTACTACGAATTAAGAGTTATAGATAAATTCGCATTAGCGTCTCCATTGAACGATGCTCAGAGCCTAGGTAGAGAGTTTGAAAACAAGTACCAAGACATAAGAATTAATGGTTATTTTCAATACGGTGACGCAAGTGGTAATAATAATACTGGATTAAGCAGTTCTAGCGATAATATAAAGACGAAAACTTTATTTAGTGACCTGTTAAGTGGCTTGAGCGATAAGGCTGGAGCAATGGTTGAAAAGAGGATACCGAAATCAAATCCAAGATACCGAAGTATAGGAAAGGGAATGATGGGCAGAAGGGTCTTTCTTAATAAGATGTTGTTAGGCATTGAAATTCCAGTAAGGGTTCTTATAGATCCTAAATGTAATGAGCTAATAGACGATTTAGAGAATTGCACACAGGACGCTAATGGGAAATTAGCGAAACCTAAGAATAAGCAAGGAATAGAGGAAAGAGGCCACATGATACAAGCATTTGAGTACTTAATATGTTACCCTGACGCATTGGGGTATTTAGCTGAGATAAGTTAAAAATAATAAACCAAAATGGACGAGAGAGTTTCAAGAGTAATAAGCGGTTATACTCATAGAGATTACAAAAGAGTTGTTGATTATGCAGAGTTCTGTAAACAAGTTGTTACAGGAGTAGGCTATGGTCAATTAGTCGTTAATTATAAGAATAGAGAATCTGACAAACAGAAGGAGCAACGGGTTAAGATTACTCAGGTAAGAACAAAGCACGTTCTAGGAAGGGTTAGAAGATTCTATGAAAGAACGTTCAGACCTTCTAAGTTAAAGCTAGAGGTTTCGCATAAAAATACTACGTCTGAAGAAGATATAAAAGCACATCTACCTAAATACGGGAACGATGGCGAGGGGGTTCTTCCTTGGTCTGAACAAACGGCATTATTTTATAACTTCATAGATCCTAATGCTTTTTATTGGGTTAAGCACAAAGTTAACAAGGCCAAAAAAGACAGTTTTGCCCCTTTTATTTTCTCTAGCTCAGATGTCAAGGATTTCGCTATAGATAAAGGAGATGTAGACTATGCAGTATGTCAGCTAGAACACACCGTTAGCTATGTTGATTCAGAGAAAAGTAATAGGTCTAAGGCAATACAATTATACTATTACTTCAACGACAATTCTCTGCAGATACTTATAGAATTAGATGATTCGATAGAAAAATACACAGAGTTTTATGGTACATTCCTAAAAGAAGGCGAAGAGTCTTTAGAAAAGGAAAAACACGGAAACGGCAAGACTTATGTAATCGTTAATGAAGAAAGCGACTTAAATCACAATCCAATATCAAGAATAGGTTATTACCTAGACGACAAGACAGATGGGCGCACTTACGTTGCCTCTTTTGATGAAGGTACTGAGCTATTGAAGATACTAGTCAATGATGGCAGTGTATTCGATGTGTCTAAGGCTTTGCATGGCTTTCCTAAGATGATTACATACTATACTCCTTGTAAGTTTGTGGACAAAGTTACATCTTCTGTATGTAGAAGTGGCAAAATGCATCCAACGGGTAAGAACTGCCCCGTTTGCGATGGTACAGGGGAACAGATACACATATCAGCTCAAGATGTTATTAAAATAGCACTACCAACAGAAGACCAGCCAAATATAATAAGCCCTAAGGATTTAATGCACTATGCAGAGAACCCTTTTCAGTTTATGGAGATGCAAAAAGCTTTAGTAGATGAAGCGGGGCCAGAAATAACAAAGGCTATCTTTGGTGTTAAAATATCAGATACGCCAAACGAGAAGACAACAGCAACAGCCGTAATAAATCATTACGATTCAGCGCAGAATACGTTATATAAGTTCACAAAGTCGCCTACTAGGATATACTTATTTACTGTCCGAACGATGGCCGATTACTTAGGCTATTCCGAAGGGCTTAACGCTTCACTGCTTTATACGAATAAGTACAACCTGGAGAGTGAAGAGTATTTGTTGGACCTATTAAAGAAAGCGACAGACGCATCGGCACCACCTGAAGTATTTGAAAGCCTATACAAGCGTTTGGCTATGATACAAAATAGGTCTGGCGATTCTTCTAGTGGTGTGTATGAGATTATGCGTAAGTTTATGCCATTTGGAGGTCTTGATAAGGAATTAAAGGCGCAGATTGTGCTTAACTTACCTTTTTCCGACCCACAAAGAGCATTGTTGATTAATTTTAAGGAGATTACAGAGCGAATAGTATCTGAGCATAAGACATTCGAAATGGATAGCTATAAAAAGCAAAGAGATATAGTAACCAAGATAGCCAAGGAGTATGCAGATGCTTCGGTAGCTAATAATTCAGTTAAAGGTATTGCGTCGATGTCTAGTGAGTTAGATAATAAGGGCGAGAGTCAAAACGATGCTTAACATATGCCTCCAACGATAAAACAGCTAAATAAAGAGGCACGTAAAAGGGGTGCAATGTTAAGGAAGGCCGAAAGTGGTCTTTTGGATAAAGCAGCTACATTAGAGAGAAAGCTTAATGCTTATATGCTCAATACGTTAGTGCCTTCATTAGATATTAGCAATGGAAAGATAAAAAACACAACGGCAAATATAAACAAGGTTAATAAGGCCAGTAAATTAAGGTCGTTTATGAGGACTGTTATTAATGCCTCGATGTACGAGTATTACGATAAGCAGTTCAATAGCTTAACGGGGCAAACGACAAGGTATTTCAACGCGTTTGAGCCTACAGAGGCAGCACAGGAAAGAATAACGGCCAAAGGAGAGAAGATTGTAGAGGGTTTTTTGGATAGTTTGTTTGATAATAACGATATTGTAAGGAGCTTACAGAATACAGTTAAGAATGCTGTCACTACCTCGATGGAAAGTAGTGATTTAAAAACGTTATTGACTGACCAGATAAAGGGGAAAAAGGATAAGCTAGGTGTAATCGGCTCTTATCACTCTAAGAATGGCAGAGATGAATTTCAAGCATACAGCAGGACTTTAGATAATAACTTTAGCACTACTCTTAATTTGAATTATGCTATTTATGCAGGTGGAGAAATAAATACGACACGTGTTTTCTGCGATGAAAGGAATGGTAACGTTTACACTAGAGAGGTTATTTTATCATGGAATCACACCCCTGCAACATGGGTAGGACGAAAAGAGAATAACGAAATATTGGTTGACATGGGGGGTTATAATTGTAGGCACGACTTTGATTGGATAAGTTACGCACTAGCAAGGAGGCTAAACCCAAGTATTAAGAAAAGTGAATTTGATAAAAAATAGATAACCATGAAGCACCTAATAATATTAACCTTTGCGCTGCTTTTTATCTCTTGCGCAAAAACAGAAACAGTACAAACACCGAGCAATATGCCTAATAATACATTTCAATCATTCCCATACCCAGCTAACAGCCCAAGCAAAAACGGGTATTCTTATTTGTGCTTTGGCGTTAATGGAGAATCGACATTTGCAGACTACAAAGATTGGGTTGCTGATGCATGGGTTTTAAATGAAGGTGACACAGTGCAAAGCTTTGTAGAAATAGGAAGAAAACTAATAGAGTAATGAGTACCTTTTACGAATTTTACATAAATGAAACTAAATATACTCCAATTAATCTTGGAGAGATAGACATCGACACGACTAGAGATAGACAGTCGGGTAGTTATCAGTATGTAAAATCGTTATCTTCTAAGGTTAAATTTAGCAATGACGATGGAGCTTATAATTATATCTTAAAGCATGGAGAATGCCAAGAGGTAGTTTTGCTTATTAAAGAATATTGCTCAGACTTTCCAGATGGTATAGTTATTTACAATGGTAGCTTCACTAGAAGGGATTGTTTTTTTGATCCTGCTAAAAGCATAGTAGAGGTGTCAACAAAAGAAAACAGTCTGTATCAGTGCGTGTTAGATAACTACGACAGGAAGTTCAATATGCTAGAAGCTTCTAATGTTGTTAGCTCAACCTATGCGACAGATGTAAGTGAATACGAATATAGAGTTAGAGGCGGTGTCCAAGTATTTAAACTTCCTTTCTTTGGTGACTTTATAGAAAATAGTTTTGGTTCATCTCCAATATTCGGGATAACTCTATTTGTTAGAGAGGTGACAACAACTTATTGTCAAGCAGGAAAACCACAAAGCCCACCTCAAGGGGCTTTTGCACAATGGGAGCTTTTGGTCAATAACTGCGAAGGCAAAGGCGTGTCAACATGGTACAGAAAGCCTAATTCTTTTCAACCTGCCTTAGTTGACAATATAAACTTTGCTGTCACAGGTTGCGTTGGAGTCTTTTGTATTCCACCGCCCCCACCTGTAACTGCAGCCAATGAAGTATGGGTGTTAATGGACACGGGAACAGTAGCAGTCCCTGCAGGTAACTTAGGTTTTTGGATAGATGAAAATTCAATATCTAAGAATTTGGTAGAGATAAACAACGGTAGGTTATTGCCAGAAGTAATAAACTTAGGGCTAAATAAATATAAGGGCTGCGAAGCGTTAGACGTTCAGAGCCAATTACTATTTAATCCTGTTAATCCTGTTACGGGCGTTAGCCCTAGTCCTACTTATCAAGCACAGCTACACGCCATTGATGATGTAAAAGACCCTGACGCAGACCTTCCTGGAACAGTAGAGAATGTTACTTTGAAAGATTTAATGTCTGGAATAATTGAGGGGAAATACAATGCATTTTGGAGAGTAAACGAAGGAACTAAGCGTTTTATCATAGAACACATAAACGATTTAAACAACCAAGGTGTTATTGATTTAACGGCTATTGATGATGGAATTTGGACAGAACTAAAAGATAAATACGGCTATAATAATTCAGATGTGCCAAAAGCTGAGCAATTCCCAAGCTTAGATACTAGTATAGATTTTACGGGTGTCGATATTGTCTATGAAAACAAATGTTCAAGCGGTGTTAAGTCGTTCGAGACAGACAAGGTTTATACAGAAGTCGAAAGAATTGTACTAGATCCTGATACGTACCCTAATGATGGAATAGTTTTAATAACCCCTGATTCATTGGCTCCATTTGGAACGTTGGACGATGATGGCAACCCAATAGGAACGAGAGGAACGACAGGAGCTATAACAGGAGATTACAGGCCAAACGCACCCATGGCGATGGCTAATTTGCAAAACGATTATTGGGGCTATTATAGGCCATTCGGAAGTGGTAACATGAATTTTAAGGATGTTGCATTTGATAAAGTCAAGCCAGTAAAAGATTTAGAAGAAATAACTATTCCAATATGCTGCTTTTTCTCGTTTGACCCCACGAGTGCATTTATAGGGAATGATTTTGATAATGGTCAGTTAGTTAGTTCGAGTTATAACCTTGGAACTAAGACAATGAAACTAAAAATCGAATATTAATGAGTATTCACGCAATAAATAAAAGCACAGACAAGTATAGCGGTGGAGGTCTGCCAGTTTATGACAAGCTAGACTATATCTTTAGCAAGTTGAACAACAAATTCAACTCTGATATAGGGCTGTATGGCATACCAAGCAAAAAAACACCATCCTTTCAGATATTTGTACCTGAAGATACAGTAGTTTCATTCGTTTATCATGAGACTAAAGGAGGGAATGAGTTTACGGGCGTTACGTTTTCAGTTGGAGTTTCTTCTATTAATGTATTTGCAGGGCAGAAAAACGGAGTTCCTGGTTACTGGATGCACACAAACCAGGATGGTAATTTAGTCACACCTGCGCCTGAAGGTCGTTGGGTTGGTTTCTTAACTGTAAAATTAGGCCTTGGCGAAGAAGTAATATATTACACCGAAGAGTTTTTGACATGCGCTAAACTTTACGGTTAAAAAATAAATACTATGAGTTTCTTGCAACTTGGATTAAAACTAAAAGAGATTGTACTTAGATTGGACGAAACTAGGGAGGAAGAGAGTATTGTAATAGCTAAAGAAACGGCTGCATTAGCAAGAAATAGAGTACAGAACGATAAAAAAGATGCAGACGGCAATACATTTGATGGATATTCTCAGGCTGTAGTGCCTCAATGGATGCTTTACAGTAGCGCTACTAGTGATGGAGCTATAGATACATTAAAGCAAGGACCTTGGTTTCAGTCTTACGAAGATTTAAAGATAGCCAATAATCAACCTATTGACGCAAAGAATTACACCAATACGGGTGAGATGTGGAGAAATACGGGAGTAGTTGCTGCAGACTCTTCTAACTCTGTAACAAGAGTAGCTATAGGAGGGCAAACAGACAGAGCAGCTAACATTCACACATGGACTTATGAAAGGGATGATGTAGTGTTAATTGAGCCAAGCGAGGAAGAGATAGAATTTATACTAGAAGCACACACAGAAAGAGTTTTAGGAATTATAAGCGATATTTTACAATAAAAAAAACTACAAAATGAGATTCAAGAAAGGACAAGACATTAAGACTGAAGGTAAAGAATATACCTGTATTTGCTGCGACGAAGAGTTTGCATGCTTCGCAAGGCTAAAAAAAGGCGGAGGCGGTGGATTTAATATTGACATGACTAAATTATTCGTTGTGTCGAACATGGAGGACTTTGAGGATGGGTTTAAATTCAAGCTTATTACAAAATAACAATGAAATTACAATACTTAATAGATAACATACTTAGCGCTGATATTGCAGCCCTTCCTTTTGTAGATAGGTATGGTGGCGTGGTCCAGACTATGAAAATAGAAATAGCTGACGGAACAGACAGGCCACCTATTAAGCGTTACCCCGTAGCGTGTGACGTAATCGGCAAAGACTGTAACAACACGGGGATATATCAAGACTTAGTACCTGATGATTCTAAAGACAGCGTTGTCTATTGGGAGGTTATACAGCCTATGCAGAATGTAGGTCCTACGGCCTTTAAGGATTATAGTACAAGAAAGTTTAGAGGTGTCGCAAGGCTTGTTGTGTGGATGAATATAGCAAAGTTAGGCGGTGACGATTGTAAAACCCCATTCTTTGCTCTGCCACCTTTAGAAAAGATACTATCTAAGAAGTTGAAGGCTACGAGTGGAGTATATCAAGGTTCGCAGATTAGAATACAGCCTAAAGGTATGGCCCCTAATAGTATAAATTCTGTATTTGGTAAGTACGACTATCCTAAGCTAAACAAATACGCTCTATATCCTTATGGGTATTTTGCTATTGATGTTACTTTTGAGCTAGATCAATGCCTTGCAAAAGGAGGTACGTTCCCTGTTAATCCTTCTGTTGACTGTGTTAACGAGCCTAGCATGGCAGGGTGCTACACGTGCTTTGACGGACTTAACGAGTATGTGGAAATAGATAACCCGACTAACTTTTCTTTTACGGACAATTCAGCCAGTAGTATGTTTTCGTGGGTTAAATTCCCAACTATCCCTAGTAACACAGTAGGCGTTATAAGCAAATACAACAACGGGCTAATAAGGGGGTGGCACTTAGATGTGAATAATCAGCCAGATGTTAGGTTTATGTGGAGGGCGAGTGCAGGTAACTACGCTCAGTTTTCTGTTCCAATCGGCAATTTGTTTGATGGTGGATGGCATTTAGTAGGTGTTACATCAACAGGAATAGGCTATGTTAGTCAATTTGAGCTATATATAGATGGGGTGCAACAGGCAAAAACACTTATAAGAGACAGTGTAGGGGGCGGTAACGTGACCAATTCAGAACCTGTTAGGGTTGGGAGTAGAGGGATAACCAATCCTTTTGAGGGGTGCCAGTCGAATGCAAGTGTATGGAATAAGGTTTTAAGTCAAGCAGAAGTTGACGCAATACTATCTAAGAGTTGGGTTAATCCTAGCTATGCAAGTATGGATGGGTTAGAGTCTCACTGGAAGCTTAATTCGTTAAACCCATTAGATGAAGAAGGTCCTAATAATGGGGTTAGTTTTAATATGGACGATTCAAACATAACTTGCTCATAATGGAAAATAAAAGGAAATACTATCTAGTAGACAAGGCCAGTTCGATTTTAGATAGAATAAAAAGGCTTTCTGTTGGTGAAAACATTACAATATCACTAAACCCTAATAAAGATGAGGCTATATTCAAGACCAACGAGGTTTTGATAGCAAAGGAACTTAAGTATCAAAGCAAAACGTTTGACGAGTTGTTTGACGGTTTTGTTATATCAGAATTAAGTTTTGATGAGGCTAAAAGTGTTCTAATTAGTTGGATAGGACTCGACACAGAAGAAGAAAAAGAACTATAAAAATGGACTACTTATTTATTAAAATATGCTTTTTATCTGCTTGTGCTGGATGGTGCTATGTGGATAAACTAACAGCAAATAGAGGGCTGTTTGATTTTATACCTCAGTACTATCCAAAAGATAGCTTTATAGAGAAGGTTTTGAGGTGTCCACACTGCACTGCTGGATGGTTGAGCTTTTTCGCTTCTATATTAGTTTTTGGAGTGCCACTATATGGAAATAGCATATCATTAATAATGTTTTTATGTTATATTTTCATGGCCCCATTCCCAACAATGGCTTTTGTTAATATAATAAAGGGTAAATAGACAATAACTATGAGTAAAGACAAAATGAGGGCTTCATTTGATGAATTAATGACCAAGATTGGGGCGATGAATCAGCCAAAAAGCATTCTTGTTGATGGCCAGTTCCCTAATGAATTTGTAGCTAATAAAAAGAAGTACAGAGTAGTTAGCCCAACTGATATTTTTAACATCGACAAGCAAACGGCTTACTATAACATAAAGATGGCTTTTGATTTGAACAAAACGCCTACCGAAATATACCAAGCATTTAGCGAACAGCTACATTTAATTATGCAGCTATTTGGCTCAAAAGATGCAGATAAAGTTAAGATAACAGAAGAGTTGCTAAGGTCTGCAATGAACAATAAGGATTCGTTTAAGAGTAGGCTAACAAAAAGGTTTCCCCCTGCCTTGTTTTTATGCACCATCT